AATTGTATCTACCAAGTCATCATCATTTGTAGGTGTTGAGTCTGCTGTTTTTCTGTAAACCTTGACTGCCCTTAAATCCGTTACATTTGGATTAGTCCACTGTACAAGTATCATTGTTCCGCCTGTCGTTGCAGAAAGGTTTGTGGGTGCATTGGGTGCAGAAGAAGCTGCGGATATGGCTATGTTTACCGCACTGGTGTATGCACTAGCCACACCGTTGAGGTCTATGTGTCGCAGTTTGACATTGTAGGTACTACCCACCACCACATTAGGGATAGATGCCTTTGTTACACCTTTGCCTGCCGTAAAGTCAGCAGTGTAGTTAGAATCAGCGTTTAGCTTATAGGCTATCTCTGTCAGCACCACCTTATCACTAGCGTTGTTAGTCCAGTTTACAAGTATGTCTACCTTACTGGTTGTGCCGTCAATAGCGTTCTGCTGTGCTAGAGAGAGATTTGTTGGTGCAGTTACACTGTAATTACCTGTTGACACATCAGAGCCTTCTGCTTGACCTGTGGTGTAGTCATTTGTTGCAAAGTTAAATACAGATGCTTCTACTTCTTTAAGGTCTAATCTAGTAGCTATGACTGTCACTTCGCCATCCTGCATGGCTTCCATATTTGTAGATAAAACTTCAAAGGTTTTTTGCGTGTAGCCTAGTCTTTCATTTGTGAGATATACCCAGTCATTAGGTTGACATCGCATAAATTGCAGACTAACTAATACGGATAATGTTGTTGTTTGCCTTTGGCTTTTAAGAGCTATGCGACCTAATCGTTGCGCCATTGTATCTGTAACAGTAAACGGTAACTGCGTTTCCATTTGTTTTACATAATTTGCTGTGCTTTCGCCACTAGGTGTGTCTGCGTTAAGAAATGTTGAATCTTGATAAACCTCTGCATCTGTTGATTGATAATCAAGGCTTCTATCAACATATATTGGTTTGACTGAGTTATATAAATCACCACTAGATGCATTTGTTGAAATAGAAACAGGCGCTAGTAGCTCATCATCTGTAATTGTAAGACTTGGTGTTTGTGATGCGCCTGCAAATAAAGTGAATTGTCCATTAACATATGACATCTTGCCTGCCATAGAACTTAAAACAGACTCTAGAACACCATTACCATTTGCACTAAAATTTGTAAATCCATTAGCTGTGTATCTTCTCTCTTGTGAAGAGCCATCAGCCAAAGTAACTTGTTGATCACAAGTGTTAGCAGCAGAAGCTATGCCACCTGCATTAGTTGTATCATTAATTTCTGTCGTTTTAGCTTTTAAGCCATATTGTGTATCTGTTAAGTAGTCCCTGATAATCAAAGCAGGGTTTGACCTTTGTAAGTCTGTTGTTGCATTTGCTCCTGTTCTTGGGTCAAAAACATTCTTACCTTTTACTTCAAATGATATAGCAGGCATACCTCCCCCAAACTTTTCTGCATCAAACACCATTTGTATATAGACAAAAGCGCAACCTAAAAATTTATCAGTTGTTCCCATGCTTGCAAGTTGTGCATCCATAAAACCATTGACTGCTGTCTGACTGCCGTCTTCAAAGGAATAACGAACCAATCTGCCACTACCAAAATTATTATCATTCTCTGTATTAGTAAAGTCAGCATTTGTGACTGTATAGACTGTTGAACCGCTTATTGTTGATGTTGTGGTTGTGGTATTTATATCATTTAATCTAAGTGTTTCTAAGTTTTCTATTTCGTGTCCTGCTAATACTATTACCATGTGCAGAAGGTAGTTATCTGTACCAGTAGTTTCAATATGCACTTGTGTACCGCCTACACGACATTTACCATAAACAATCTGTCTAGGTACTAATCCACCTCTAGCTGCAAATTTATTTCCAAAATTAGCTGCAGAAGCGTTTACGCCTTTTGATGTCATGCCACCTATTACACTAGCTACTAAGGTTGTTGCAAATGTAAAAGCTGCATAAGTTTCCATAGCAAATGCAAACGATCCTGCAAGACCTGCAGTCATTCCCATAGTACCAAAGTATGCTGCTGCAGCTCCACCTGTTACCACTATAACTGTTGCTATAATTGCAGCTTTAATTGCTTTAGCCATTAGTCAAATCTCCAAACTCTATAGGCTAAATCACAATCTAAAACAGCAATGCCGTCATCTGTTGGTGTTAGTATTCCAAAACCATTGCACATACCCACAAGGCTAGAGTTGTTTTGCTCGTAAACAACAAGATCACCACAAGTCATAAATGCTTTATCAATCTCACCTACGCCTTTTGCGTTGCAGGCTTTCTCTATGCTAGTTTCTAAATCACCACCATAAGATGCTATAGCTTTCATGGCGCTTTCTTCGTCATGCCAATCCAATTTTTTAGGTATTAAATCTTCACCAGTAATTTGCTTTATGACCGCATTGCTAAACTTACAACAATCGTTTCGCCCCCATACAAAAGGGTAATTATTATGTTTTATAAAGTCATGAAACATAGCTTCCCAGTTAGGTAGTTTCTTCATCTTCTTTGATTTCTATAACTTTGGTTGTATTCATCTTCACCAATTGATCCACCACCACCGCCACCGCTACTACCTGATGACTTGCCCCAATTAATTTGTTTGTCTTGTAAAGATGCAACACGGTTAAAACCTGTATCACCTGAATGCAGAAAGTTTTGTGATTCTTTTGTGTATCTAAGGTTTGATGGTCTATCTAGGTCTACCAGTCTATTTTCCGCATCTATGGTCACTGTAGAGCCTTCAGGAGTATCGTTTATGACAAGGCTAGTCATTCTACCTTTAAACAAAGTAAGCGTTCCTGCTACCTCATTTGTACCACCCATAACATATCCCATAAAGATAGTAATAGGTCTGTTTTGATAGTTTTCCGTAAGTGCGTAATTTACAACTGTCGTGTCCATTCCTGATAAAGCAACAACAAGACCATTAGATTTAAGTTCTAAATTATCTTCTGAGTTACTTACGCTTAATAATGTTCCTGCACCAGTGTATGTATCTGAACCGATAACAAGATCATCTATACCTGACCATACAAGAATATCATCAGTATCAAACTCTGCTTTTACTGCAAAGAATAAGGCTTGTTCGTCTGCACCTAGACGATTTACGATAGAACTATCTAAACCCTGTCTAGTAGCCATTAAATTACCTCAATACAAGAAAAACTAATGCCGTAGTTGGATATTCGGTCTGCTGACCAACTAACCTCATTAGATATGAGCCTAAATGTTCCTTTTGGATTTGTGAATACTGCGTAATGTCCTGTTGCTAGGTCTGATCTTAGCTTGGGTTGTATGGCTACACCATAGAAATCTTTTGCACCGTCAGCCGTAGCCGTTGCATCTTCCGTAACCATGACTAATTGTGTGGGCGTGCCTGTGGTGTTTGCAGCCGATTGTATCTGTAAGTAGTCGCCTTTCTTAATAGTGCCACTAGCAGCGTTTGTGGAAGCGAGAAGCGATAATCCAGTAGCACCCTTGACATTTGTTCTAACCTTGCAACTTGCCGTGTTTGATTCTGTTGTAAATGTGCTTGTTGTCACGACTACTGTTGCACTTGTCACTGTTGTAATTTTATGTGTGCCGTTGTTATCTTCATTAGTTGCCCCTGTAACAACTATAAAATCACCAACCTTTGCACTTCCAAAAGTAGAAGCACCTGCTGTTATTGTTGAGCCACTAAAAGAAAGCGTTACCGAACTACTGTTTGTTCTTAGTTCAGATGTAAGGTGTCCTGTGCTATATGTTCCTGTGTTTGTAAGTGCATCAGGGTCAGCGAATTTAAAGTGGTTTACCGTACCATTTAGTTCTAAAAGAAAAGACTGCCATTCAACCGCTTGTGATCTACGCATTGGTGGTAAAGACACCTCTGCTGTCCAATAGACACCGTCAAACTCCTGTGTCTTTGTCTTACCAGTAAACGGACTTACTGTAGTTCCTACTGTTCTTATAAGAGACCAATTACTTCTAACAAAGTTTGGACTTGCAGGCATTGATATTAATTTAGCCACCTTGTAATGCTCTCCTAAAATTACCACCACGCATTGCAGCTTCAGCTACAGCGCCTTTAGTTACATCTGCTATCTGTGGCATCATCTTTGTGACCTCTGCCCTTACTGTAGGCACTACACCTGTAGCAAAGTTTACAGACTGGTTTACTATGATGGGCGCACCACCCATAGAGTTTTTAGTGTTCATGTTGTTCATAATTCTTCCACCAGTATCAGGAACAAACATCTCCATTCCTCTTTCACCTACAAGAACTGGTGAGCCTGCTTGCACCTTACCACCGCCTGCTTTTGTGTTTCTCAATGTAGGCAAAGCACTTTTCCCAGTTAAATTGAATACGCTGTTTAATATTTCATTCACAACCGCCATCTGTAGAAATATTGTAATAATCTGATTGACTATATTCTTGGCAAAGTTTTTAAAACTATCTAATGCGTTTTCACCGTCCATTAAAGAGCTTACAAAGTCAGATGTGAATGCTTGTGATGCACTAATAATTGCTGTTTGCATTTCACTACTGAAGGTTGCGGTTTCATCTAACTCGTCTTGTAATTTTTGTAAATGTTCTATTACAGCTTTTATTTCACTTACATCTTTTACGCCAAGAAAAGCCATGATTCCTGCTAGTTGTTCTTTGTCCCCAGTAGCCATCAAATCTTCTAAAAATTTTATCTGATCGCCAAGTTTTTTAGTTTCAGGAACAGCATCTTCTACAAGTTTTTTAAACTTTGGAAGAAACTCTATGAGACCATCTATATTTCCTGCATCAAAAGTATTATCTACTTCTTTAGGCTTTTGTGCTTCAGCTATTTGTTTGTTAAAACTGGCTATTATTTCTATAAGGTTATCAACTCTTTTTTGTGCGCCATTAACACGAGCCTGATAAGCCATTAGGGCATCACCAGTAAAATTTTCTTCTGCTGATGCTAAATTTCTTTGTGCTTTATTTAATTCTTCATTTGCATCTGCTAAAAAATCTTGCGCCAAAGCTCTTTTTTGCTCAGGCGTAGATTTACTCATATCTACTTCAGGCGCAAAATCTTCTATTGTTTTAGTACCTGTAACAGTTCTTACAATTCTTGCTGACTCATTGGCAATCTTTGCTAGAAAGTCTGCTGTATCTTTTAAAAAATCACCTAAACCGCTTTTAAAAACCTCATCACCTAGCTGTTTAAAAGCAATAACCATGTTTGATGCCTTTGTAGAAAGGTTATCCATTTTGGACTCCATAGCGCCACCAAACTTTTCTTGTAATCCCTCTGTTAGCGCCTTTACCATTTCTGCAGCACCTTCTGCAGTTTTACCAAATTCAGCTATATCATCTTTACCGAGATTAAGTTTTTCTCCCAAGATACCAAGCACATCAATTCCTCTATCAGAGATCATATTTAATTCTTCAAGACCCATGCCACCTGATGCTGACCTTTGCACCATTCTTATAAGAGCTTCAAAAGTACCAAGTTGATCTACAGATACAGATGCAGTATCAGCAAATGTTTGCAACATATCCATGCTTGGCTCTATGCCTGCGGATTTAAGCGCAATAAATGCTTTGGTTGCATCTTCTATTTGAAATGGTGTTGTTTGTGCAAATGTAAATATTTTTTGCATTGCTGCATCACCTGCAGTAATACTACCAAAAACACTATCTAATGAGTCTTTTAAATCTTCAAATTGTGAGCCTGCACCTGCTGCAGCTTTTAAAGGTAAAACAATTGCTGCAATACCTGCTGCTGCAGCAATAGCAGGACCTTTTATTTTAGACAATCCTGCTGCCATACCACCAAATGCAGCACCACCTGTTGCACCAGTAACTTTTATTTTGCCGTTTATTTTATCTAGCTCAGCTTTAAGTTGCTTTGTATCAGCTTTTATCTGAATTACTAGGTCGTCTATCTTAGCCATTAGTCAGGGTATAACTCCATTAGGTCATCTAGTTCTGCTCTATCCATAGGTTTCTCTTGCTCTGATGCATGAAACTTTTTAAATCCACTTATGGCTAGGTACATTTCTCTAGGTGATAAATCCCAAAAGTCCATAGGTCGCATTCCCATCATGCCAACACATATCATGTAGTAGTCTCCCCAATTGATAGGTGGCGTGTTTTCATCTACTCTATTGCTTTTTTTTTATCTTCCTCGTCTGAGTCATTGTCGTTTAAGGTAGATACCAAGAGTTTGGCTACCTCTGTAGAAGCCGTAACAATACCTACATCGGATATTATTTGCCCTACTTTCTTTTCATCAAAGTCGTTACCACCACCTCAAAGGGCATAGCGTAATA